GCGGTTGGGCCTATGGGTCAGCGCTGAAGGCATGATCTTTGAGAATTTTGATCCGGCTGTGCATGTGGTCGATTGGGAATTCGACGAAGAGGGCAACCGAATTGAATTGCCGGATGAGTGGGAACGATATTGGGTAGTTGACTTCGGTTTGGTTCACCCGTTTGTCTGCCAATGGTGGGCGCAAGATCCGGACGGCAATCTCTACATGTACCGAGAGATTTATATGACCCAACGGACAGTAGAGGACCACGCGAAGACCATGCTTGAGCAAGTAACCAAAACCGAAACTGTGGAGTGGTACGACCACATGAATCGGGTTACTCGCACGCGTGAGGTAACTAGCTGGACTGAACCCAGACCAACCGCGATCATCTGTGACCACGACGCGCAGGCTCGGCGCACGCTGGAAAAGCATTTGGCCATGGGTACGCAGCCGGCACTCAAGGATGTAGATACCGGGATTGACCTTGTTCAGGAGCGCTGGAAGGTCTACCCCGACGGCACTACCCGGATGTTCTATATGGCTGATTCGCTGGTGGAACGTGACCCCCGATTGGTGGAGGATCTCCGCCCGACATGCACCAAGGAAGAGGTTCCGAACTACCGCTGGAAGGTGCAGCCGGATGGGCGCAAGAAGTCCGAGCCAGTCAAGCTAGATGATGACGGAATGGACACAACGCGCTATATGGTGATGCATGTGGATTACAAGGGTAAAGCGCGCTATAGCGAAGTATCAATGTGAGGGAGAGCACCGTGCACCGCCGAGAGAAGCCGAACCCTGTTCTTATGGCATTGGCCAATCTGCTAGCTAAGGCCGCTGAGCGCAACTATCGACCGAAGTCAGTTTTCCGCCAAACGGTTAGTGCGCTATTGGAACTTTTGGCCTTTGTTTTGTTGACCTACGGGGGATATCAGATATCATCCGTCGCAGGCACGTTCATTGCGGCCGGTAGTTGCCTCGTGCTGGCATGGCACGTCAGCACCGGAGGTACGCCGCAGACTCCGCCCGATCCGACAATGAGGTGACCGTATGAGTCTCTTGGGCAAGGCCGCTCAAGCGCTGTCGGCCGGCATACGCAACGCGGCCGGCTCATCGACACCGCCCGTCCCCTATGTGTCGGACCGTGGGGGACTGTTCTACAGCGGCAGTGACGACAGCATGAAGGCGGTTTCTGAGCGCGCTTATGACGCGTTCGGATCGGTGGGAACTCTCTTCGCCATTGTGACGCAAATTGATAATGCTGTTGCGTCTACGCCGTGGCATCTTTACCGCAAGAGCGCGGTGAAGGATGAGAAGCGCCGAAAGGAAGTAACCACGCACCCCTTCCTCACCGTGTGGGACAAGCCAAACAAATTTACCACAGGTCGATACTTCCGCGAAACCGTGGAACAGCATTTGAACCTCGTAGGTGAGGGGATGATCGTTCTTGACACGATCGGGAGTTTTGTCATCGGCATGTGGTCGGTTCGCCCGGACCGGATGAAGCCGGTAAAGCACCCGGAGAAATTCCTAACCGGCTGGATCTACTGCGGACCGGATGGCGAGGAAGTTCCGCTAGAACTGGACCAAGTAATTCAAATCAAGATGCCCAACCCATCCGACCCGTACCGGGGAATGGGCGCAGTGCAAACCGTGCTGAACGACATGGACGCGGCACGCTATAGCGCTGAGTGGAATAAGAACTTCTTTATCAACGGTGCGAAGCCAGGCGGAGTCATCGAAGTTGATTACCGCATGGGTGACGACGAATTCAAGGATTTCGTTCGTCGCTGGAGGCAACAGCATCAAGGCGTTGCGAACGCTCACCGCGTCGCGGTACTGGAAAACGCCAAGTGGAAAGATACGCAATTCTCGATGAGCGATATGCAATTCGTCGAATTGCGTCAGCTTCCGCGTGAGCTGATCCGCGAAGCGTTCGCCTTCCCGAAGCCGATGCTTGGAACCGTTGATGACGTGAACCGCGCTAACTCCGACGCGGCCAAGGAAATCATGGCGGAGGGCATCACCGTGCCTCACCTGAGCCGGTGGTGGGACGCGGTGAACATGGAGCTGTTGCCCCGCTTCGCCAATGGGAACACTCTCGTTCTCGATTTCGAGAACCCCGTACCGATCAACCGTGAGGCTGCCGATCGGGAGCGCACGAGCCAAGCCAACGCGGCAGCGGCATTGGTCAAAGTCGGTTACGACCCTGCCGGAACGCTGGAGGCGGTGGGCCTGCCTGAAATTAAGTGGGTGGGAATTCCAGCCGGCGCAACTGCCAAGCCAGGGGGTAACGAAGATGCCACCGCACAAGATTCCATCTTCGCTATGCACATCGCTCACTGAAGGAACGTGAGGAATCAATGGCCCGTCACAACGTGCATGCCATCACGGATCTGAAGAACAACCTTCTTGCGAGGTTGGCCGCTCACAATCCGACGTTGGCACAGCAGATTCAGGCTGTGAGGCTTGAATGGTTCCGCGTGGCGAACGAGGCAACCGAAGATCCCGGGAACACCGACGTTTTCATTTACGATGAGATCGGCGGTTCCATGGGAGTTGACGCGGCCACGTTCGCACAGGAACTCAATGACATCACGACCCCGCGAATTACGGTACGCATCAATTCCCCCGGCGGTTCCCTGTTCGATGGCATCGCCATCTACAACACGCTTGTACAGCACCGAGCACATGTGCTGACTCGCGTGGATGGTGTGGCAGCCTCCGCCGCGTCGATTATCGCCATGGCCGGCGATGAAGTGGAAATGATGCTCGGTTCGCAGCTCATGATTCACGACGCATCCGCAGTCATGGCCGGCACCGCTGCCGACATGGAAGCCATGAGTACCTTCCTGAATCGTCAGTCAGCCAACATCACGGGTATCTATTCCCGCAAGGCCGGCGGCACTCAGGCGGAATGGCGAGAGCGGATGCTCGCTGAAACGTGGTTCTTCGCAGACGAAGCTGTCGCAATCGGCTTGGCCGATCGTGTCTACGAACCCCCGAAGGATGGTGCCTCTACGGAAGAGGTTCCGGCGGACCTTGCGGAGGAAGTGGAAAACGTTTTCCAGGACATCGAGATTCTGATGCACCGGAAATTCGACATGTCTGCGAAAGATTACAAGTACCCGGATCGGGAGCACGCTCCCCAACCGGTTACCGCAAAGAAGATGGATGTCAAGGTTTATGCGGAGGCTTTCGCAGCCGCGCTCAGTCGAAAGGTCAATTAGATGCCGCGTACACAGGCAACGCCTGACACTGCGGAAAACCTCCGCGAATTCATCGCCGATCCGGAGAACTTCGCCGCTGTCATGGAATCCCCGGAGACCATGACGGCATTCATGGATCGATACGTGAACGCCTCCCTGTCTCGTGACCCTGAGATCCTGGCTCAGAACAGGGAGCAGTTCGACAACTTCATGATCAACTGGCTGCGTGACAACGAAGTCACGGGAATGAAGGGGCTGAACTTCGATCCCAACAGCCGGCGCCCGGTCGCGAAGAACACGGTTTACAACCCGGACGCCTTGGGCGCCCCGTTTGACAAGGAATTCAAGGACGCGACCGACTTCCTTCACTCCATTTCGGATCACAGTTTCAAGGATGCGGCGCTGTCCAAGAAGCTGAAGACCCTTCAGAACGCCATGTCCTCCATGGCCGGCAGCGATGGCGGGTTCCTGATTCCGGAGGTTCTCCGGGCGGAACTGCTTCAGGTGGCCCTTGAGACTTCCGTGGTGCGTTCGCGCGCCCGTGTGGTCCCCATGGACAGCCTGACTGTGCCGTTCCCGATGGTGGACAGCACGTCCAACGTTTCGAGCGTCTACGGCGGAATCACGGGCTACTGGACCGAGGAAGGCGCGACCCTCACCGAGTCGTCCCCGAAGTTCGGTCGCGTCGTTCTGAACGCGCACAAGCTGACGCTCTACACCGAGGTTCCGTCTGAGCTGATGCAGGACTCGCGTCCGAGCATGACCACCATCATCGATCAGATGTTCCCGGAAGCGATGTCGTGGTTTGAGGATGTGGCTTTCTTCATCGGTGGCGGTGTCGGTGAGCCTCTCGGCTTCCTGAACGCGGCTGCGACGGTTTCCGTTGACCGTACGGGTTCTAGCTCGGGTACGGTCGTGTGGACTGACGTTGTCAACATGTACTCGCGCATGCTGCCTCAGTCGCTCGGCCGCGCGGTGTGGGTCGTGTCCCCCGACGTGTTCCCGGCTCTCGCGACGATGACGGTCGGAAACGTGCCGGTCTGGATCGGCAATTCTCCGTCCGGCGGTGGCGCTACGTCGCCGTGGGGCACGATGCTCGGACGCCCGCTCATCATTTCGGAGAAGGCCAAGGCTCTTGGCACGGCCGGCGATATCAATTTCGTGGACTTCGGTTTCTACCTTCTGGGAGATCGGCAGGCCATGAGCGCGCGGCAGTCCGAAGACTACCGATTCAAGAACGATGTCACCGCGTTCCGTGTCATCGAGCGTCTCGACGGTCGGCCGTGGCTCAACAGCGCGATCACGCCGCAGAACGGCAGCACCAACACTCTGTCCCCGTTCGTCAGCCTCACGACCGCGTAAGCGAGGAATTGAAACATGAATGGCCTTGGCCGACTGTTTGATCTCGGTACCGGTGTCGCGGTAGTCGACATCGCCGGTGGCGCGCAGACGGGAATGCGTTGCCACATGCGCAATTGCGAGACGGTTGCCGTGGTGTTCTTCAAGGAAGCGGGAGCAGCGGCGGAAGCCACGGTCCTCACTCTTCAGGAGCACACCGCCGCGTCGTCTGGCACGTCGCAGAACCTTGCCGTCATCGATGAATACTTCCTGAAGTCCGAAGCCACGTTGGACAACGATGAACTGTGGACGAAGGTGACACAGGCGGCAGCGGCGACCATCACCCCGGCCGCGTCGGACACTCAGCAGATTCTCGTCTTCGAAGTTGAGGCTGCCAGCCTCAGCGACGGATTCCGCTACATTTCGGTTTCGACCGGCGACACCACCACGGCCGGCCAACTGGGCGGGATTCTCTACATCGCGCACGGTCTGAAGGTTCAGCGTCAGCCCACCGCGCTTCCGCTGCTCCTCAGCTAAGGAAAAGCTGACATGGCAAAGATTTCCAAGCACCAAGGGGCATCGGACGCGGCCGAAAGTATGGTCGATTACGAACCGATCCCCATCCGTCGTGAGGAAATCCGAGGTAATGGGGGTGATGAGTCATCGCATGGGAAGAACTCCAATCGATCCTCCGGGAGCGAGAGGAAATCAGACGACAGCGAGAAAGTGTCCCCCCAACCGCCTGTCCCAACGACGGAGAGCCACTCCAGCCAAACGGAAAAGGCACCCTCCGCTGCCCATTCGACGGGTGGCAGTACCCGAGGGACGCAGCCTCAGCCATCCGCTAGGAAGGCAAGCAAGAAGACCGCATCCAAGAAGGTCGCTCGCGTCAGCTCAACTGACGATGACGACCCCGGAGACGATTGGTAACCAATATGAGCACCGAAGACGACATCACCCCCGCTGAGGTCACCGAGGACCGCGTAGGTTTGGTGGCCGAGCCGGACAAGGACGAGGTCACCGGCGACACGGACGGACATGAGGCCGGCGACGACGAAGACGACGAAGACGACGAAGAGAACAGCGTCACCGAATAGCTGAACGTGGGGGAGGGGTTCGCCTCCAGCCTCTCCCCCATTACCTTGCAAGCGGCGAAGGGTCAGGGACCGTGAGTGAGCGTCAAGGCAGAGCGCTTCATAGCAATAGCCAAGGACATCGTGTTATTCGTCGGGGGGTTGTCAGGTATCGCTTATCAACAGATCACGAACAACATCAATCCATTGTTGTTATTGATCTTCGCAATTATGACGGGTACCCCTGGCGTCGTCAATATCATTTCCCTCTGGCGTGGTGGGATTTCTATCGGTTCGCAATCGTTGCCCTCTCCGCCTTCACAACAGCAGCCGGACTCGCAGCCTTATTCGGCCGATAAGAGGTTGCCGTGATTGATTTCATTCGTGAAAAAGGCACTAGAAGATGGGTGTTCTATAGCATCCTCACGGCAGCCCTGTCTTCAATAGTGATGGGTGTGGTGGCTATTCAGTATGCCAACTACGCCATTCATCAGAGTCAACTGCAATCGAATAAGACAATCATCGAGACACAGCAGCAGTGGTGCGAAATAATCATCACGTTTGACAACGGGTATCGAAACACTCCGCCCACCACACCGACCGGCAAACTACTAGCCGAAGAATTCGCGAGACTCCGCCGCGAATTCCAATGCCAGAAAGGATAGGCAGATGGCGAAGGCTGCACCCGATGCAACAATCGATTCCATGTTCGATTACATCGACCAATCCACCATCATGCATGTGTGTTCCGGTGAGCCGGCCAACTACGCCGGTATCGCGGCGGTGAGCCTGGCTGACGTAGCCATGACTGCCGATACGGACTACACGAAAGCCAACGGAGACACCAACGGGCGCAAGGTGACCGTAGCGGCAAAGAACGGTGTGACTGTCGACAACAGCGGCACCGCGACGCATGTAGTCCTTGCCCGCGTGGCGGATACGACGCTTCGCTACGTGACCACGTGCACGAGTCAGGCGCTCACCGCAGGCAACACCGTGAACATTCCGGCATGGGATATCGAAGTCGCCGATCCGACATAAGGAAGTGGCATGAGCGGGAGCTTTAATCCGGCCGCAGATGCGGCAGTGCTCATGTCCGCCGGTGGGGCAGGAGCAGCCGGCACCGGTGCGCACACAGTGGCAGTTCTGTGGAAATCTGACACAGTTAATGTCAACTGTGGCTTATTCTCTTTATATGCAAGCTCAACTCAGGTTCGCCAGATCCTCACCGATGGCGGGGAGCTATTCGGTACCGGCGATTTCAGCAGCGGCTACCCCACAAACGCGGTGGGGCTCGATACGTGGTATCTCGGCGCTATCACCAAGGCTGCCGGTAGTGCACATTATCGCTGCCACCTCTGGCCGTACGCGTCGGACGGTTCCGGCACCATGGACCACGGTGAGGCGGCAGACGCGGCGAACCACGGGGACGGCTCATCGATCACGCAGATTCG